TGAAACTAAAAGATGCTGTGAACCATATCGAAGAACGGAAGAGAGATATGTGGGCAACACCTAACACACTGGATCATATGCCGCCTAGATCAAAGGAAGCTATGGAGCGACAGTTTGCTACAACTAGAAAGGGTAGAACCAAGCCATCCAATTTAAGAGAGCAGGTTCATCCTGATATGTGGCCCACTCCAAGAGCTGGACTAGGTATGGGAATGAAACTTACTAAGAATATGGCAGATCTCAGACATAAGAAATACCTAGAGACTGAAGTGGCTTACAAGTTTTGGGAGACACCATACTCAGGTATGCACAAGGTAGATACTGACAACGTGGAGTATCATATGAAACGTAAGAAGAAAGGTAAACAGCTTGGTTTGCCAGGTCAAGTTCATTTGGAAGAAAGAAAACCAGGACACTTGAATCCTACGTGGGTTGAGTGGTTGATGGGTTACCCAGAAGACTATACATTAATAGAAGAAGAGGAGTAAAAGATGAAAGAACTAGAACAAGTAGTAAAGCGATGGCAGTTGATAGACTTTGCTCAACATTCAAAGAGGCTTTGGGTAGAAGAACCAGAACATATACCTAGAGTAGCACAGAAAATTCCAGGTAGACTCCAAAGACTCAAGCAGCTTGGCAACTCTGTAGTGCCACAGATACCTGAGTTCATAGGACATTGTATTTTAATTTATGAAGATGAAAAAGGAGAACAGTAACATGAGCTATGAATGGAACGGACTGCACCTACAATTGAAGAATGTAACTGCAGCTCGTGAATATTTGAGACAGTTTAAGGAGATGTCAGTTGTTATTCGATTAGATAATAGCCAGGATTTTGATTTACTAGCGAAGGCTAAGTTCAAGATGCATGGTATGAAAGGTGTCAAGCTTATAGATGGGTTAAAGAATCCAAAAGAGTATCATTTTGATTACACAAAAAGAATTAAATAAAACTTGACAGATTTTAAATCTGTCCTTATTATATAAAGTAAGGAAATAAAAAGATAAAAAATAACTAGAATCGTGCTGTTAGTCGTAATCTTTTTGCGCAAAAGACACACCTGTTTCTATGGCAGATGAGTGAGTGGAGACATTCATGGTTCGTAAACTCTCCACACCATATATCTTTTTGTATCCCCTTTTAAAATAATAAAAGAAATTTCTTGACTTTAGGATTAATGAGAGTATAATCCAGGTATGGTTAAGAATTAATGATAATAATAATAATAAAGGAGGTCATATTATGGCTGTATTAAAAGGGCCTAACGGAGAAGGACATGAACTTCGTTGGGTAAGTGCAAGTGTACCTAACGCAACTTTTGAACCAGTAACTTATCAAGCTACTGTGATAGTTGATCAAGAGACTGCTGATAGCTTTGAAAGCAAAGGGTTTAAAATCAAAGAAATTGATGAACAACCTGCTTTGTTTTTCAGGAAGTATTACAATCGACCTGACGGATCAACCAATCCTCCTGTTCGTGTAGTGGATAAAGCAAAGAATCCACTAACCGCAGCAGTAGGAAATGGATCTAAAGGTATTGTTCAGTATCAAGAACGACTCATTGAGAACAAATACGGAAAGTTCCCCTGGTTGGAACTACAAGCAATCCAAGTTCTGGATCTTGTAGAATACAACAATGGGGAAACTGACGAGTTTGAAATGCTCGATGAAGATGCTGATGACATCGAATTTTAATTTAACAAAAAGGAGATAACAATGGTTGAAGAAGAAAACCAAAAACCTTTTATCACTATTGATGGTGTTCAAATATATGTTGAAGACTTACCTGAAGATGGTCAAGCTATCTTTGGTAGGATACAACGTCTGAACCAAAAGAAAGTTAATCTTGTTCTAGACTTGGAAGAAGTCAACGCAGGACTAGCTTCTTTTACTAACAGTATTGTTGGTATCGTTAATGCTGATGATGAAGAAGAAGGAACATCTGTTCCTGACATCGAAGAAACTGCAGCGTTTCCGACTGAGGATACTCCGTAGTTTCAAGTCCAGAAGCTAAGTTGGACTATAAATATAATAGCACGAGAGTGAAGTAGTAAGATTGTGCCGATTTCTCGGCGAACTAACTCTCAAAAAGGCAGGAAGTGCCTATATTAAACTTCGGTAGGTGGTAGGCTTTGAGTTTTAAAAAAGGAGCAAAAAGAAATGGACACAGAATTTGTAGAATTACACAAACCTTGTCCTGTTTGCAATAGTAGTGATGCGTGTTCTATTAACGAAGACGGATCAGCAAAATGTTTTAGTTGTGATGAATTTTTTCCTGACTATTACAGAACAACGGGAGAAGTAAAACCAATGACAACAGCAACAGTAACAAATATAAAAAGAAAAAATGTATTAGAAGTTCCTAAGAATGGAATCTTTACAAGGATAGAACACAGAAACATCTCGCTAAGAGCAGTTAAAAAGTATGGAGTAAAAGTTGTTCAACATTTTAAAGGTGATCAAGTAGAGATAGGAGATCAAATCTTTCCTTACTACGCAGATAATCAATTAGTAGCCACAAAAATTAAATATACTAAAGATGGAACGGACAAAAACTTTAGGACAACTGGGTTTTTGAATGAAAGTGGACTGTTTGGCGAACAACTATTCAAGAGTGGTGGCAAGTATCTGACTATCGTAGAAGGAGAATACGATGCACTCGCTGCTTATGAAATGCTTGGATCTAAATGGGCAGTTGTTAGTATAAAGACAGGCGCACAAGGCGCTGTTCGTGATGTGAAAGATAGCCTAGAGTTTGTAGAAAGCTTTGACAATGTAGTTATCTGCTTTGATAGAGATAAGGCAGGTCAGAAAGCTGCGAAGAAAGTAGCAAGAATTCTAACTCCTGGAAAAGCAAAGATAATGCGTATACCTAATGGTTTCAAAGATGCCAATGATATGCTCATGGCAGGTGCAAAGAATGCATTTAACCAAACTTGGTGGGAATCCAAAACTTATACACCTTCAGGTGTTATCAATGTATCAGAACATAAACTTAAATTTCTCACAAGAGAAAAGAAGAAGAGTGTTCCTTATCCTTATGCAGGATTGAACAGAAAACTTTATGGTTTGAGAGAAGGGGAACTAGTCACACTCACAGGTGGCACAGGACTAGGTAAGTCTAGTGTCACTCGTGAACTAGAACATTGGCTTATAAAAGAAACAGACGACAATGTAGGTATCATATCCCTAGAAGAAGATCCTAACAGAACTATCAGTGGTATCTTATCTATCGAAGCTAATGCAAGATTGTATATTGACCAAGAACTAGAAAGGTTCTCGAAAGAAGAAATAGATAATTACTTTGACATTCTCTATAACGGAGAAAACGAGAACAGAGTATGGATACACGCACACTTTGGCACTAATTCTATCGAAGAAATCTTTTCTAAATTGAGATACATGATCGTTGGTTGTGATTGTAAGTGGATAGTTATAGACCATCTACATATGTTAGTAAGTGCTGTAACTGAAGGCGATGAACGAAGGGCCATAGACAGAATTATGACAAAGCTCCGTAGCATTGTAGAAGAAACAGGTGCAGGACTCATTTTGGTTTCTCATCTACGCAGAGTAGTAGGCAACAAAGGACACGAAGACGGAATACAAGTTAATCTTTCTCACCTCAGAGGTAGCCAGTCAATAGCTCAATTAAGTGACTGCGTTTTAGGATTGGAACGAAACCAACAAGCAGATGATCCCGAAGAAGCCAACACTACAGTATTAAGAGTGTTGAAATCTAGATACACAGGTGATGTAGGTTTCGCTACTAAACTTCTTTATGATCGAGAGACAGGTAGATTATCAGAAGTCCAGCCCGAAGATTACGAAGATGATAATAACAGAAATGATTTAGAGTTTAACGAATATGCTTAGTTTAATATTTGACATAGAAACTGACGATCTCAAAGCTACCAAAGTTTGGTGCATTGTAGCTCAAGATACTGACACTGGTAAACTTTTCAGGTTTGCTCCTCACCAACTAGAGTCAGGTCTTGAGTTACTTCAATCAGCAGACAAACTAATAGGACATAACATACTAGGCTTTGATATTCCTGTTATCAAGAAACTTTTAGGAGTAGATTTAAGCAGTAAAAAAGTGGTAGATACTCTTGTCTTATCTCGTTTGTTTAATCCTTCACGAGAAGGTGGACACAGTTTGGCAAGGTGGGGATATAAATTAAAATACCCTAAAATTAATTTTAAAGAGTTTACAAGCTATTCACCTGAAATGATAAACTATTGTGCTAGAGATGTTAGTTTAACCTTACTTGTTTTAAATGCTTTAAAGAAAGAAGCAAAAGGTTTTTCAAAAGAAAGTGTGAGGTTGGAACACTCTGTAAATTTATTAATGAAACAACAGGAGTTATCTGGTTTCTGTTTTGATAAACCTAAAGCTGAAAAATTACTTTCACAACTTTATAAAAGAATGTATGAAGCAGAGGGAGAAGTCCATAAAGTATTTAAACCTAAATGGATAGATGATAAATTAGTAGCTCCTTATGTTAAGAAAGACGGCTCGTTATCTAAACGAGGGATGACAGATAAGGAATACGACCAGGTATTTCTTGAAATTATTCTTAAAAAAGGTGTGAACGGAATACAGGAAGAAGATTTTGAAGTTCCTAAACCTAAACCATTCATGCGAAAGAAACTTCAAGAGTTTAACTTAGGTTCAAGAAAACAAATAGGTGAGTATTTACAAGACTTTGGTTGGAAACCTAAAAAGTTTACACCTACTGGTCAACCTGTAGTTGATGAGAAGATATTAAAAAAGATTAAGAACATACCTGAAGCTCAACTCATAGCAGAGTATCTACTTTTGCAAAAAAGAGTTGCACAGATCGAGTCTTGGGTAGAAGCTGTTGAAGATGATGGAAGAGTGCATGGATTTGTGATACCTAACGGAACTATTACAGGTCGTATGGCGCATAGGAAACCTAACATGGCACAAGTTCCATCAATTAAGAGTCCTTATGGTAAAGAATGCAGAGAATGCTGGAACACACCTAAAGGATATAAATTAATAGGTATTGATGCAAGTGGATTAGAACTTAGAATGCTTGCTCACTACATGAAAGACGAGGACTTTACAAATGAGATCATTAATGGAGACATACACACCTATAATCAAAAAATTGCACGACTTCAATCAAGAGATCAGGCGAAAACTTTCATCTATGCACTCATCTACGGAGCAGCAAATAAAAGACTCGGAGCGGTGGTTGGTGGAAGCGAAAGCGATGGTAAAAGAATTAGAGAATATTTCTTTGCTGATCAGCCTGCATTTAAAAGACTACGAAATAGAGTTACAAAAGCAGCAACGAAAGGCTACGTCAAAGGTCTTGATGGAAGACGTATCCTTATAAGGAAAGTTCATTCTTCTTTAAACAGTTTACTTCAAGGTGGTGGTGCTATAGCCATGAAGAGAGCTTTAATTATTCTAAACAAAGAAGCTAACGCAAGAAACCTGGATTTCAAGTTTGTTGCTAACATACACGATGAGTGGCAAATAGAAGTTCACGAATCCCATGCTGAATATATTGGAAGACTTGGTGTAGAAGCTATTAAGGAAGCAGGAAAATATTACAATATGAAGTGTCCACTCGATGCTGAATATAGAATAGGAGACAACTGGAGTGAAACTCACTAGTTCTGATTACAGAAAATATATTAGAGATAGAAGATACCGAAGAATTAATAAATATAAAATAGCCAAAGGATGTATAGATTGTGGATATAATGAACATCCTAAAGCATTGTGTTTTGATCATATAATTAGAGAAGAAAAAACAGAATTATTAGATGCTTCTAAAAGTGGATCAAATATGTCAACATTGGTTTGTAGAATTACTACTGTTGATAAAATAAAAAACAGACAATATCTTAAAGAACTATTTGCTGAAATTAGAAAGTGTGAAGTAAGATGTCAAAATTGTCATAGTATTAAGACATGGAAAGAAAGAGACTATATGCCGCACGTAAGAAAAAACAAAAAAATAATCCAAGAAGAATCTTGTTATATACTAGATCAGCAAGAATTTAATTTTTAAAAGGATACAAAAGAATTATGAAAAATAAAAAAACACTAGACACACTAGTACAAGACATCTACGATAAACTAGATACATTAACCGAAGGTAAGTCATTAAATGTTTCGGAAGAAACAGCCACGACTTTTGGAGAGTCAATGAAACAAGCACTCTTAAACTGGTCGGGTGAACATCCAGTTGATAAGCCAACACTAAGGATGTCAAACATAGGTAAACCTAACAGACAGCTTTGGTATGACATGAAAACAAAATTAAAAACGCGCTCTTTTTCTGCGCCAGTACAGATAAAGTTTTTGTATGGACACATCTTGGAAGAAGTGGTTTTGTTTCTAGCTCGTTTAGCAGAACACGATGTTACTTCAGAACAAAAGGAAGTTGTTGTCAATGGTATCAAAGGACACATGGACTGCAAAATAGATGGCGAAGTTGTGGATATTAAGACAGCTTCAGGTTTTGCATTCAAGAAGTTTAAAGAAGGAACACTTGCTGACGATGATCCCTTCGGATATATGGCTCAGATTACAGCCTACGAAGAAACAGAAGGAACAAACAAAGGTGGTTTCCTGGTTCTTAACAAAGAAAACGGAGAGCTTACGTTATTCAGACCTGAAGAACTAGACAAACCTAACATTCAGGACAGAATAAAAACTTTAAAGAAACAGATAAAGAAAGATAGTCCTCCTACAGAGTTTTGTTATCCTACTGTTCCAGAAGGAGTTTCAGGCAATATGAAAATTGCTAGAGGTTGTGTATATTGCAGACATAAGTTTGAATGCCATAAAGATTCTAATGTAGGTATGGGTTTAAGAGTTTTTAAATATGCTAAGAAGTTTGAATACTTAACAAATGTTGCAAAGCTTCCACGAGTTGAAGAGGTTACAAATGAATGGAAGAAAAGCTAAAGCAATACGAAGACAAGGAAAACAAATCCTAGTTGAGTGGTTACATTCGCTTTTACCTGACACTGAAGATAAAGCTTTAATAACTACAGAAACTTTAGAAGATTATTT